ATAGTAGATACAGTCTGTAACGCAAGTTCCTGAAGAACTTGCTTAGGTAGTAAAAGAAATAGTCTCTATATAGTATTAACCCGTTCAAACAGCCATTCCGAACGGTGCAAAGGCAAAAATCTTTTTATTTAATTAAAACTATTAAATAACAGCCTAAACAGGGCATGGGGATTGTACGGGAAAATCTTTTGTAGAGATACTATATATAATTTACTAGAGATTTAAACAGTCTAGGGTCAGAAATATCTGCCCCCAGTACTGACAGAACAGGTGTCTATACTGTACAGAGCGATGCTGGACTGTAGTCTATCCGCTCGACCATGTCTCGCCCCCAGTTCTGTTTATAATATAACTGTAGAGTGCTGGCTAATAAATGAAATTCTATAGCCTTGGCAATGGTCAACCCCTCACCAGTCGGTACGCCAGCCGATGCTAGCGTGTCTAAAGCCACGCTGTGCATGCTGTTCGTCCAACGCAATAGCCTGTCTGCACAGGCTAGCCTTTAGGGGCTAGCACTGTTTGCCATGCTTAATTGCGCCCTTGCCTAATCGCGGAACTTTCTGGGCCGTTGCGCCTACGGCGCGGGCATATCGTAATCGCACTTGTCAAATTGGCAAGCCTGCCAATTGTCCACCTTGAGCGTCTGCCTATTCGGCAGACAGGTGTAGAGTGACAAGGCGATTTACGAATAGCCCGAAAGATTGGTGGCTAGCACCAACCCAAAAGAAAGGAAAGACCAATGTCTGATGAACTGACTGTCTCCAACCCATGCTACCAGTGCATGATTCAGATGGAACTATGCGTGGACTGCCAAGACCTACGCGACTCACGGGCGACTGACTTCGCCCATGACATGGTAGATGAAGGCAACCTTATCTACCCTAACCAATGGCACAGCATCACTGAGCCAAGTGGTCATGAGTGGATAGCGCCCACCACTTTGGGCACATGGTATGACCCAAAGGCTGAGCGCGAGGAGTTCGTTGAACCTATCACCAACCTATCCGATAGGTTCTTTGAACTGGTCGTGGACTTAGGTCCACATGAGATGGTCTGTCAAGACTGTCGAATGGTATGCAACAAGCACGCTGTATGTCCAAGTTGTAACTAACAAACCAAGCAGACCTGCTCTGAACAAGTGCAGGAGCAGGTCTGCACAACAACACTACCAACAGAAAAGGAAACAAAATGAACACAGTCACATTCAAGAACAGCGTTATCAAGAATGTTGTTGACCGCAATGGTTTCTACACAGCAACCATCAACGACTACGAACAACTACCAACAGGGCGCATGATTTGCTCTGACTCCACTCGAGTAGTTATCTTCGACGAGAAGGTAATCTCAGAACTTCGAGCACTCAACTGGCTCGATGACCAAACCGCGTACATCAACGCAGAGGGAATCGGTAACACTCGATGGGACCGTCGCCCAAACATTGACAACAAAGACCGCAAGCCAGGTCTCAAGCAGGTAGTACTAACTGCAGTTACACAAGCATAAAGACAAAGGCAGGTGGGGGCTTAGGCTCTCACCTGCCTTCCCTTTTTTAAGCAGGGCCAGTAACATCAACGGACAGTAGCGAGTTCATTATCTAACCAGAAAGGTAACAAAATGTTATTAGATTCCATGACAATGTTAGCAATCTTGATAGCCTTGACTACAAGTATTGCAGTTATTACACTAGCCATTAGGCAGAACATGTTGTTAATGAAAGAGAATACAAATCTGCGCCGTGCTTTAAGAACGGAAAAGCAGGCGCGCAGTAACTACTACTACATAGACCCAGATGTAGCAAAGGAGGATGTATGGACAGTAAAGAGTTCATAACAAAAGCACACTATCCCCTGACACCCAGGTTCCAAACACATTCATGCCACTCATGTGGCACTGACATTCTTGTAGATATAAATAGAACAGCACCCCGAAACTACTGTGTGCTATGCGCATGGGCAAAGATAGGAGAAGTCAAGTGAGTTATACAGTAAATGAAATAGCGGAGTTAAACGAGTCCATTGATACAGCAATAACATCAATCAAAAAAGCCAACGCTATCCTCGAAGAGATGATGGCGACTGGACGAATCTACGTGGAGGAATAACAAATGGATAAGAAACAAGAAACAATAATTAAAAACAATGCAGTTGATTATGCTAAGCGTTTCTTGGCACACAAGTATGCCCTAGAATACGCCGAACTATACGAAGCATACTGCCACAATCGTGGTATAGATACATCTAGGTCTAGCAGAATACCACCAGTAGACGAAAGACTATTGGTTAAAAAACAATGACAGGCCCATACGTACCACCTCAATGCGATGCATGTGACCAGTACACAGAAAAGTTCTGTGACGATTGCGGTCTATGTATAGACTGCGGAGATTGTGAGGAAAAAGAATGAGTTACGAACCACCACTTGAAGATGACATAGCACTAGACAAAGATGTAGAAGATAAAGATGATACAGGAGAACCAGACAGGATGTGGGGAGATGAATGATGATGCTTGCTGCAGTCAATGCGGAACTTTATGCGATGTCTGCAACACAGAAGATGATGATGAATGACATATCAATCCTCCCTCTCACACCATTACAGTCCTGGGTCTTCATCATTACAGTTTTCTATATCCTCTACAGATGGGTTGTTAGATGAAAAAACTATTCGCCTTGCTTACAGCATGGTATCTAGTGTTCTGGTCAATGCTGCCAGGGCACACGCCAGTAGCACAAGCACAACCACACACAGAAGCCAAGCCTACGGAGATGAGCGAGTTTCATTGGACTCCCCGTGCTTTAAAACTATATGCCAAACAGTTTATGCGAATGGCCTATCCCGAGTGGAACTTGTCTGAGCATCGTGCTCTGATGAAACTATGGGGTAAGGAATCAGGTTGGAATCACAAAGCGCAGAACCCTACTAGTTCTGCCTTTGGTGTGCCACAACTATTAAAACTTGACCCCGATACCCCAGCCCCGCTTCAGATTGAGCGGGGGCTGGGCTACATAGTGCACCGTTACGACAAACCATCAGTTGCATGGACGCATTGGAGAGAACATGGCTGGTACTAAGGAGAAACAAATGACAGTAGGAATAGCAGAACTAACAGAGGTAAAAGAGTTAGCCAGAAAACTTTATGATGATGAGTTCGGTCCCTTTTATTTACTTGGCTACCTATGGGCAATGCTTACCCAAGAGCAACAACAAGATGTGTTGGAATCCTTCCAGCGCTATACAAAAGAAAAGGAAAACAAATGACAGTAACAATAGAAGAAATACAAAACTATCTTACTATTCTTACAGATGAGAATGGTAAAGAAGCACCATTGTTAGAGCAGCGCAAGCGTTTAACAGATGCAATCTATACACAGATTGATTCAGGCGAAGCGCCAGACTTTGACCACATTGCAGAAATAACAGCAGGTATGCATAGAGACATTCAGTTGCGTGACTTTATGTTAGGTCTACCATCTGAGCGTCCAGTTGCAGTAGTCAATACATACCTTGCATGCTTTATGGATGTAGTTCCAGGTGAGTTCATTGCACCAGTTGCTAGTGTATTGGCTGCTAACTTGTATTCAATTGAAGATACATCAGCAAAAGATGTGCTATCACAGGCACTACAAAGTAATCCTAGTTATTCACTAGCAAACCTACTTAACAGAGTCTTTACTTCAGGCTGGCCTGCAGGTGCGTTCGTTGCTATGACATACGAACTACACCCAAAGGTTAAAGAAGGAATGGGTATCTAATCATGGGATTGGATATGTATCTCTATGCCCGCAAGGGCATCTCATCTATTGAGTGGGAACCAGAAACACACAATAAAAAAATGAACGCTGACTTCACAATCTTAACCTCCCTTGTGGGGGCAACAGATTGGGTATACAACCCAGAAGACTTAGCCTTTGCATCAGTGTCTATTCAAGTTGGATACTGGCGCAAGGTTAATGCTATCCACAACTGGTTCATTCAAGAATTAGCAGACGGCGTTGATGAGTGCCAACCAATCTATGTACCACGCAGTTCTTTAATTGACCTAAAAATTGCTTGCGAAGAAGTATTGGCAGACCATACTAAAGCAAGTAAACTACTACCACCAGGTGGTGGCTTCTTCTTTGGAAGCACAGAGTATGACGAATGGTATTTTCATGGTCTTGAAAAGACTGTGAGAATGGTAAGTAAACTCATTGAAGATGTACCCGAAGGATGGGCCTTCGAGTATCAGGCTTCATGGTAAAGAAAGGGACATATGACTACAGCAGATGTAGTAGAAAAGAAAAACCGTTCAGCCTGGATTAAAGCAGGCGTAGCGGTAGAAGCAACCAGCGCAGCACAGGTAGCACAACAAGCGGGACTTAACTGGACTGTTGGATTATCTGAGATGCACACCTCTGACTTCTTGCATGTACCAAAGAAACAAGCAGTCGTAAAAACACACGATGGAAAAGAGTCAGTCATTGGTGTAGTGGGTAACAAATACAAAGTCTTTCAGAACTCTGAAGTCTTTGGCTCACTAGATGGATTAATTGATTCAGGCGAGGCTCGCTATGCAGCAGCAGGTGAGTATGATGACGGAGCAAAAGTATGGATGCTCATGTCATTACCAAGAGAGATGGGAATCAAAGGCGACCCACATGCTGCCTTCTTGCTAGCCAAGACCAGTCATGATGGTTCATCATCAGTAGTACTACGCCCTATCATTGAGCGATTGTTTTGTGCCAATCAAATCAATCGTATCTTTAGAGCCAAGGATAAAGCACATACCTATACGCTGCGTCATACACAAAACGCAGTGCTATCAGTATCTGATATGCGAAACCTTCTTGACCTAACCTACTCAAGCATTGATATGTATAGCGACCTGGCTAACCATCTCATGCAACGTGAGTCAGACATCAACAGAGCAACAGCCTACTTCAAAAAAGTATGGGCATTGCCAACCAAGATAGAGAACGCACCGCTGCACCTACTATCCAAGGGTGAGAAGAACGCTAAGTCCCGTGCTCTCAACGCACGGCAGAAAGCGTTTGCTATCTACTCAGATAGCCCAACGCAAGAGAACATTCGCGACACAGAGTTTGGTTTGTGGCAAGCAGTTGTAGAATATGCTGACCATTACTCTCAGAAAGATGCTAGTATTGCTACCCTAGCAGGGCGCAATGATGGCATCAAACTACGAGCACTAGAATTACTTTCTATCTAAGGAGAATGATGTACTTAAATCCAATCACAGTAGACGCAGTAACCTACAACTTCACAGAAGAATCACTCAAAGAACTAATCAAGAGTGAGGCTACTATTAAGTTGAGACTAGAATCAGTCTCGCTTGAAGCACAAGAAGCATATAGAAAGATTGCAACTTTGCGTGGCAAAGTGTATGATTTCTTTTCAGAAGCATTTGATGATGGTTCAGATGAAGCAACAGTTAATCGTGACGACGTTAACGAATTGCTTGAAGCAATCGGTTCAGATGTACTTACTACAACCTGGTCAGCAACTGTAGAGATTACAGTTACTGTTACTGGTATCAAGGCTACCTCCCCTGAGGAAGTTGAAGATATTATTACGGACAACATCGAAGTCAGCGGCTACGACTTAGAGTTGCACGACCCAGATGTACGAGTACAAGACATCGAGCGAGAGTAACCAACATCAGCAGCGCTATCTGACACATAGGAGTTTGTTCATTTCTACTATGTGTTAGACTTGGGGATGGGTGGTCCCGCCATCTGCGAACACGGGACATAGAATTGGTATGCATACTGCAATAGCAGCGATAGCGCCAATGAAGGTAGGTTTATGAATGGTTAAAACCCTTCTCTGGATAAACCGTATTGTGGGACCTGTCGCGCAGCACAAACCTTCAACACCTGAGTATGTGTGTAAACTGCTCACTAATTAACAGGGAGAGTAATGCCAACAGAAATAGCAAGAGATAGATACGGTAGACCAATGGTTGTCCCACCCAAAGGTGGTAAAGCAATTGCTTATACTCGCGCTACTACAATCGCTAATAGTCTTGATGATGCGTCAGCATTAACGGCATGGAAAATGAGAATGGCAGCAATAGGTTTAACAAGCAGACCAGACTTGTTACTAGCAATAGGTGTAGCAGCAGAAGATAACAAGTTAGTTAATGCATACATTGAAGAAGCAATGGATGCAGCAGGTGCAAGTAAGGCAGCAACAATAGGCACAGCCATACACGCACTAACAGAAAAGTTAGATTTAGGATTAGAGTTAGGTCCAGTACCAGAACAATGGATGCCAGACATCAAAGCCTACGAACAAGCAACCAGTATATTAACTAACTTATTTATTGAACAGTTCACAGTTCTTGATAAGTTTAAGATTGCTGGCACACCAGATAGAGTTGTTGAGTATAAAGGTGAGCGATTCATTGCTGACCTTAAGACAGGTCGCATCGACCATCCAAATAATATATCAATGCAGTTGGCTATCTATGCCAACGGCATGCCGTATATGGTGGACACGGCAAGCCGTGGCACATGGGGCGACATCAACAAAGATAAAGCAATTATAATTCATGCCCCAGCAGGGACAGGAACATGCAAACTAGTATGGGTTGACATCAAAGAAGGATGGAAAGGTGTACAGTTTGCAATGAAAGTAAGACAGTGGCGTGACCAGAAGGGTCTAGCCACTCCATTTGAGCAAGGAGAAGATAGTGCCTAGCACCGAAGCACCAATCAGTATCACAGTAAAGACACCAGCAGGTAGTCTTGTAACAGTCCGCGCAGAAAGCGGAGATGAACTAGACAACATCATTGCACTATCAGTGCATGCAATCGCATCAGCAGCACAGGAACTAGAGTCAGCAGTACGCGGTACTCCAGCCCCATCAGTTACATCAGTTGCTCAAGCATTTGGTGGCAACATCATTGAAACAGGAGCGCCAGTTCCTGCACAAGATTACACACAACCAGCACCAACTCAAATCATTGGTGGGCGCAATTGTCCACACGGCAAGATGACTGCAATTCAAGGTATGGGTAAAGATGGCAAGCCATACAAGGGTTGGTTTTGTCCAGCACCTAAGGGTGCTTTCGACAAGTGTAAGAACCAATACGTAACAGTTCAGTCACCTGAATGGAACACCTTTGTTCCAGAACAGATTAAGTGAAGACCCTCAAACGCTCTATAAATAAAGCAGAGGTGGGTGGCGAACCGTTGCCACCTGCCTTTGCTGCATTTGAAAGGGCTGGTATTATTCTGCGTCGAGCAGAAGTAACTGTAATCGCTGGCACTCCAGGTGCAGGCAAGTCATCAGTTGCATTGTCTATTGCTGCAAAAACAAAACATCCGACACTTTACTTTTCAGCAGATACCAATGCACACACAATGGCTATGCGCTTGATTGCCATGACTGGCAAGATGACACAGACAGCAGCAGAAAGTTTGCTAAAAAATAACCCAGACAAATCACATGAAATACTGCAACTCAACAATCATTTGTTCTGGTCATTTGAATCTAGCCCCACACTCAAGGACTTAGATGATGAAGTCTCAGCCTTTGAAACTGTATGGGGTAAGAGTCCTACCTTGATTGTGGTAGACAACCTAATGGATGTAGCAATGGATGGGTACGATGAGTTCGGTGCAATGCGTGCCGTTATGAAAGAACTTAAGTACCTAGCCAGAGATACCAACGCAGCAGTGTTGGTACTACACCATACTAAAGAAGGCTTTGATGGCTATCCTTGTCAGCCGCGTAGCGCAGTGCAGGGTATGGTCAATCAGATACCAGCAATGGTACTTACAATCGGACAGATGAAACAGGGAGATGACACATATCTATGTGTAGCACCAGTTAAAAACAGATACGGACGGGCTGACCAGACAGGCAGTAACTATGTTACTCTGTCATTTAATCCTGAGTCTATGTACTTAGAAGATGTAGCAGTTAGATACCAACAAGAGGAGGTAGTGTAATGCCAAAGTATAGAGTTACATACTCACAATATAAAGTAAAAGTTATTCGTGCATCATCATTAAAGATAGCAGAAGAACGTGCAAAGAAAGCAGAAACAGGTAGATGGGAACTAACAGAAGTTAGGGACGAGCCACAAGAATGAGTACAGCAGCCAAGCGTAAAGGCAGTAAAGCAGAAGCAGATGCTGTCAAGTGGTTAAAGGTTAATGGCTTTCCATATGCAGACCGCAGAATCGCAGGAGCACAACTAGACAAAGGTGATATTAGCGGTGTGAATGGAGTGACCATCGAGGTTAAAGACCACGTCCGCATGGACTTGAGCGCTTGGGTAAAAGAGTTAGAGGTAGAGATTAAAAACGACAACGCGTGGACTGGGACAGTTCTGCACAAACGGAAAGGTAAGTCAGATGTTGGCGAGTGGTATTGCACAATGCCAGCCAGCATTTGGCTTGCCCTAATCAGAAAGGCAATGGGTGAAACATAGTATCGCGGACTACTTAAGATATGTAGGCGCAGCCGTG